GAGGTCGAGCGCCGGCTCAAGCACAAGTCTGCACACGGGACGAGGGAGCACTAGAGAGAAACACGGCAGCGTCGGCGTGGACGGTTGACACGCCCGCTAACCCGGCTTAACACGGGGGCGGACTCGGGGATCTGGCGGACGGCCGATAGGGAGGGCTACCAGCGCGCAGCAGTCCTGTAGTAGCAGGGCGCGATCTTGGAAAACCTATCGGTGGCGATTACCAGTGAAAGAGAGCCGGTTCGATTCCGGCACGCTGCCACTAGATCGAAACGGGCCGCTGGTGACACCCAACGGCCCTACTGCACGACGCCCACTGGAGGGGCGAGGACAGCAATGAGAATCATAAAGGCAACTGAAGCGATCCCGGTAGAACATCCGGTCTTCCTCATCTTCGGCCAGCCGGGGATCTGCAAGTCCTCCCTTGGCTATTCCTGCAAAGACCCACTCACGCTGGACTTCGACCAGGGCGCGCATCGTGCGGCGAATCGGCGCGACACACTGCTGATTCAGTCGTGGGCTGATGTCATCGACTTGATGGAGAACGGAGACCTCGATCCCTACTCAACGCTGGTGCCTGACACCGTAGGTCGATGCCTCGACTTCATGACGGCGCATCTGGCAAAGGCCGACTTCAAGAAGTTCCCTGGCGGCAATCCCTCGCAGCAAGGGTGGGGCGTCCTGAAGAACACGTTCAAGGCGTGGATGACGGACCTCCGCACGCGCGGGAAGGATGTCTGCCTCATCGCGCACGACAAGGAAGACAAGGACGGCGACACCCGCATCGTACGGCCTGACATCGTGGGTGGCTCGCTGGGTGAGGTTCTGAAGACCGCCGATTTCGTCGGCTACCTCTACATGAACGGGCGCGACCGGGTGCTTGATTTCAATCCAACTGATCGCTGGTTCGGTAAGAACCCAGCTGGGTGGGCGCCGTTCAAGGTGCCGGCGAGCGCCAAGGCGACGACGTTTATGGCCGACTTGTTCGACCAAGGGCGCGCAGCACTCGGGCACATCAGCGAGGAATCGGCGCACATCACCCAGCAGGTCGAGACATGGCGCGCAAAGCTCGACACGTTGACGACCGCCGACGCGCTGAATGCGGAGATGCCGCTTATCAAGGCGATCACCTTCACCGTCGTGCAGCCACAGGTGGCGAAGCTCCTGATGGACCGTGGCAAGGCGCTCGGGCTGCACTTCGACACAAAGGCGAAGCGATTCCTCAGCGCCAAAGAGGAAGTCAACGATCTCGTTGGGCAGGCCGCAGCGTCGTAGTCATGCGGATCAGCACCACGACGCTCGAATCGTTCCGGCTGTTCTTGCAGCCTGATAACGAGTGGATGGCCGAAGAGGAACTTGCGGCCACCATCCGGGGCGAGTTCCGCGGCAACCACAAGGTCTGGTTGGGCATGGCGTTCGGTGCCGTGATCGAGGAACCAGAGAAGTATCTGGTGTCGGGCGGCTATCGGGTCGAGAACCTGCGCGGGTGTGGAGAGACGTTCGAGTTCGGTGACGACGTGATGGGGCCGATGCTGGCCGTAGTGGACCGCCAGCGGACGGTCTTTGAGGCCAAGGCCGTTGGCCCTTACGCCGGTCACGATGTCGTCGCCAAGGCCGACCAGATGGTCGGGTCACGCATCGTAGAGACGAAGGCCACGCTCTCGACGTTCGACTTCGACAAGTACGCGGCGTCGTGCCAGTGGCGGTTCATGCTCGACATCTTCGGCGCGGCCTCGGTGACGTATCGCGTTGCCTGCCTCAGCGAGGGCGAGGCGAACGGCGTCATCAGCCTGCGCGGGGTCGAGAGCTTCACGCTGTATCCGTACGCCGACCTGCGCGCTGACCTTGAGGACTTGGTTCGGGAGTTCGACGGCTACGTGACGGCGCGCGGACTGGTGGACGTGCTGAATCAGCGCCAGCGGGAGGCCGCATGACCGACTTCCGCGGCTATCCCGTCGTGCCGTGTCCAGACTGCGGAGCGAGCGAGTTAGTGCGCATCATCGCCGCCTGCGATCCCTCGCGGCCGTTTGGCGTGGGGGAGCGCGCGCACTTTACCTGCGAGTGGTGCCTTGAAACGTGGACCGACTTCGTTCCCGAGCCACCGGATGCCTACGAAGGTGACGGTGTGTTTGCGAGGAACCACTGATGCCTAACGGTCGCAAGACGCTGTGCGATGTCTGCCGCAAGGTGCGACCCGATTGCCTCTGGACCGAGCGCGTCAAGAGCGGGAATCGCTATGTAGTGTGTGCCCGCTGTCGCGAGTACTGGCAGAGGTGCGGCCATGAACTACGGAACGTCGATCCTGATTTCACGGACGCCGGAGAGCCGTGTGAGGCCCTGACATGAGCTGGCGCTGTTGGTTTGGTCTGCACGATTGGCACACGCGGGAGGTCCAGCGCGCCTGGTGGCAGCGGTGCCTGCGGTGTCACAAAGTGCGGAGCCGGGTGAGGCCCTGACGTAGATGGCTGAAATGACCATCCGCGAGCGCGTGCGCGTGATCGAGCGCGCGATGCTCGTCGGCAACTTACCGGGTGCTCGCGTCCGGGAATACCTCTCCGTCGCTACGGCGCTATTGGGCTGGTGCGGGCGAGAGACGGTCGAAGCGGATCTCGCGTTCAAGTCATTCCTGGCCGGCTGTCGGCGGAACCTGAAGACGGCAGCGGCGGCACGAATGGAAGCCGAGGACTCTCCGCAATACCGGCGAAAGCTCGAAGCCGAGGCCGAGCAAGCGAACTGCGAAGAGATTATCCGTAGTTTGAAAGTGATGCTGCGGTCGCTGAACGAAGAGGCGCGGGTATGACTCGCACCATCTGGAAGTTCCCGCTTCATGTGGACGATGTGATTCGCATCGACATGCCGTATGGAGCCGTTGTGCGAACGGTCCAACAGCAGGGTGATCGCGCGTGTCTCTGGGCCGAAGTCGTGGCAGAGGCAGAACGTGAGCCGCGCTATTTCCGAGTGTTCGGGACAGGCCATGTGATGCCGAACGATGTGGATTACGGCTACGAGTACGTCGGGACATGGCAGGCTGGGCAGTTCGTCTGGCACCTCTACGAAGTGACTGGCCGCTGATGGGTTTCGCGAAGCGCGTGGACCGCAACCACGGCGAGATTGTCGCGGCGCTCCGCCAGTCAGGCTGGTTCGTCGTGAATCTGTATCTGGTAGGCCAAGGGGCGCCAGACATTCTGGCGCTCAAGGCGGGGCGGTGCGTGCTGATTGAAGTCAAGGACGGGGACAAGCCACCAAGCGGGAGACGGTTGACGGGTCTACAAGAAGTGTTTCACGCGCAGTGTGCAGCGGCCGGGTATCCGGTCACGGTGGTGATGTCAGCGGAGGAAGCGGTGAGGCTCTAACGCCATGTGGGATCGAGTCATCCAGATCGTCGCGGTGCTCCTGAGTCTGGGCGTGGTGTGTGCCTTGGTGGCCATCGGGCGAGTCCTGATCCAGATGAGCGATGACGAAGAGGACACGCGCGCATGATGCTCGCGATCTGGCGGTGGTTGCTGCGGCGCGAATCGTACGCGGATCGCTGGCTGGCGAATCAATTTCTCAGTGAGCGGCACGTGCAGCGGATTGCCCAAGAGGCTGAACAGGTGGAGCGATGAGCAGAAGCGGCTACTCGGACGACTGCGACAATTTAGGACTCTGGCGCGGCGCCGTGAAGCGGGCGATTGATGGCTACCGAGGCCAGCACTTACTCAGCAAGCTCCGCGATGCGCTCGATGTGATGCCTGAGAAGCGCCTCATCGCCGATGCCATTCAAGACGAGTCCGGGGCGGTGTGTGCCCTTGGCGCCATTGATGCGACAGCGCCGGTGTACGAGGCGCGCGACCTAGCGGATCACTTCGGCATCGCGTGGGCGCTGGCCGCAGAAATCGTCTATCAGAATGACGAGTGCGGCGAGCGGTATGAGTCGCAGGATGTCGAAGGCGTCGGGCGGCGATGGACCACGATTCACGAGACGCCCGAGGAACGATGGACGCGAATGCGCGCGTGGGTGGATTCACAGGTGGAGCGATAGATGGGTGAAACACAGACGTTTGACGTGAACGACATCAACCGAGCTATCACGCAGGTTATGGACAGCCTGAAGCAATTTGAATCAGATAAATGTGACGGGCGGGTGCGTGCGCTGATCCTCACGAGACTCGAGGAAGCTCAGCTGTGGTCACTGAAGCTAATCAAGTCATGAGCGGGATGACCCCGATTCGCTGGACATAGGCCGATGGTTGATTTGGTGCTGTACATCTCCGGGATGGCGGTTGGGGCGCTGCTTACGTGGGCCTTGTTTCGCTGCAACGTGATCCGATGATGAGCCTCGGCATCGTGCGGAATCGCTCGTTGCCCAAAGGCGACTCCCGCCAGCGCGTCAAGGGGCGGAAGGATCGCGCGGAGGCCCGCATTAAGCGGCGCGTCCGTGAGGAGTGCGTCACCCGAGACGGCTATTGCCTGGTGCTGACGCGGATCGGGCTACCGGGGTGTAAAGGCCCCTCGACGTGGGCGCACCTGTCAGGGCACCGTCGGAGCCAAACCAGGGGTATGGCGCCAGAGCGTCGTCTCGACACGAGATTTACCGCGATGCTCTGCAGGCGCCATCACGAGCAAGAAGAGAGCGGGAAGTTTCAAGTGGTGTATCTGACGGCGGAGTATGCGAACGGGCCGATTTCGTGGGAGCAAAGAGAGTCGAAGGTAGCGTGAATGCCTGACATCACGATGTGCCAGGACGCGGACTGTCCGCAGCGCGCGACGTGCCATCGGTTCACGGCACAGCCGGACAGGTATCAGGGCTACTTCGCCACGACGCCGAGAGTTGCCGCGGGGTGTGGGTTTTACTGGCCGACGACGGACTGGCAGTCAGGGCGATTACAGCCCGTGACGGATCGGATCGAGTACGAATGAGCAACTACGACGCTCACCAGCGAGCCGCCATTCTGCTCACCTGCGTGGTCTGCCGATCCTCGTATCTCTGTACACAGGGGGAGACGAGAGATCAGCCGTTCGTGTGCGTGTGGTGCAGAGGGCTGAAGAAGTGACGGACGGACGGACGGACGGACGGACGGACGGAGCAAGAGCCGTTCCGCACTCATCAGAAATTGCCGATGCTTAGTTCGCCGGGACAGGGAGTGACGAGCTTGGAACTGGACGATCGCCACGCGGACGCGCTCAAGGCGCCCTTCCCGTGGTTCGGCGGCAAGAGCCGAGCAGCGGAATTGATCTGGCGGCGGTTGGGTGACGTGGACACCTACAACGAGCC